CTAGCAGACGAACGATACTTTCCTGTCGGACATCGTGGTGTCTATCACACAGTGAGCAATAACTTCTTTCTGAATGTCGCTCATATGCGTCGTCCTGGAACTATGATGTCAGTCATGCGTCATGAAGGGTGGCACGCTGCTCAAGACTGTATGGCGGGTAGCATCAAGAACAACTTCATTGCTATTATCAAACCTGAGGAAGAAGTTCCTCGCATGTATGTGGCAATTGCAAAGAGTGCTTACATGTTCCAACCAGAAGCAATTCCGTGGGAAAAGGAGGCATACTGGGCAGGTCACACTGAGGGTATGACTGCCAAAGCACTTGAGTCTTGTGCTGCGGGAACTATGTGGACTGACTATGAACCCACACCAATGACTCGTGAATGGTTAGAGGAGAATAATTTCATCGCTAAATAAAGCTGCCTAACCCCTTTTACCATGCCCGAAGAAGTAAAGAAGGAAGAAGTAAAGGAAGAAAAGAAAAAAGGACCTATTGGAAAGTTGAAAGAAAAGGTAGGAGACTCTGAGGAGCATCTTGCCATTCTTTCAACTTTTGTTCGTTTAGGGATACTTGTTTGGTCTGGTGGTATTCTTACCCTCAACTATGTGACGATTCCTGGTTTCCCACAAGGGAAGATCGATCCCACATTTATAGCCAGTGTCTTTACTGGGGTTTTAGCCACGTTTGGGGTCCAGACTGCGAAGAATAAGAATGGTAA